ATCTTCCGTACCACTAACAGGAGGAGCACCCTCTGCTGGAGCAGCAGCTGTAGCCTTCAGCATCAACAGTGCTTGACGCATAGCCTCATCCATATTGTTAGTCACCTTGTCTGGATCAAGGTCCATACTCTTAGCTATCTCACGAATGATGTAAGGAAACTTAGCAAACGGCATCAATGCAGGAGAGCTTGCAATCTGCAAGAACTGCATCAAGCGTTGGCTCCTCACCTCATTAGCCATCAAGCTCTCTGTACCTCTGGCTGTAACTTCCAAGTCTCCCTTAATGCTTTGATCAAAATCAAATTGCATATTGAAGCTAAAGAAAGCCTTACCCAAAGGAGCTAACAAATAATCATCCACATTCTTGATGATGGTTTTAACACTGCCTGATGCAGCATTCATCAACATAGAAATACCAGAGGCTGTTCTACCTACACCACTCACACCAGTTTGTCCGTGTGCAAACGAGGGCATGCCTGTGGATTCATCAGCAAGCTGCCTAGCTTTATCAAACAGTTGTAAGTTCTCAGCAGCTACGTTAGGAAACTTAGTTCCAAACAAGCTTTGACCGGGAGCACCACCCTGTCTCCTAAACACTTTACCGGGATAGACAGACATGTCTTGTCCGGGAACAAGGTTGGTTTCATCAACCTCAAACACAAGGTTGCCAGATAACACTGCATTGTCCACTGCCATACGCATAAAACCATTCATGAGGGTCTGGGTGTCATCCATGTTTTCGGCAACACCAATGCCAAATAGAGAGTAGGGGTTTAATTCGCAAGGAGCAGCGTAGTATGGAATGTTGGCTGGCTTAAACGGATTCAATACTAAACGAATAATCTTGTTGTTACAAAACCATACGTTAGCTTGAAGCTCTTTGTAACTTTCTAATTCTTTTGGAATGTCAATGTCATTCTCTGCTAGTTTTTCAACATCAATACTGCCCCAATATTCCAACACTTCAAATCTATCTGTGCCTAAATTGGGAGCATAATCCCTTAAGTCATCTTCCCAATACTTCTTAGTATAAGTAGACCCCATCTCAATAACATCTTCAATGACATTGGCTCTAAACAATGGACGATTCTTCAAAGCCCTTAGTTGTGTAGCACTTAGCTTATGACGCTCAATAATGTATTGAGCTTCTTCCATGTTGGTAGCATCAGGATCAGGATAGAAGTTCCAGATGGAGACATGTGATGTCTCTGGTACTGTCTTCATCTCAGGCTTATAAGTACCTTCTTCATCCCAGCTAGGATATTCTTTTGTCTTAGCAAATGGACCCTTCATAATGCCTGTACCAAACAGAGCCATCTCAAAGGCAGTGGAACGCAGATGCTTATTAGCACCACTCTCATCCAACTGGTCATGTATCTTCTTCTCCATCTTTTTAGCTGCCACCATAGCAGGATGGAATGTAATGGAAGTGGGTGTAACGCCCGGACCTTCTTTAAGATCTTCAGTGTCTTTAAGTTGATTCTTAAATGGACCAAGCCTGTCCATCAAAGAAGAAAGTGTAGAACCGGGAGGCAAGTCTTTACCATCACCTTTGTAACCAAAAGGCGAAGCCATCTCAGGTTCTGCACCCTCTGGTGCTTTAGGATCTATATGTACTGTATCAACTACACCTTCTGGTAGTACAGTGGGATCAACACTAAGAGGAAACTTGTTATTAGCAAATAACACATCAGTGATTTGACCATATGCTGCAAGCACCTTGGTCTTTGTCACCTTAATAAATACACGGCTCTTCTCTGTCTCTGTAAATTTAACATCTGGTCCATAAAGACCACGATAGTTCCTATAAGCTTTGAGCCAACGCTGTTCGTCCTGTCTGCGGTTTTCTTCAGATCGTGTATATCTTTCATTTAAGAAACTTAAAAGAGAACCACCACTAAATGGTGTTTTCTCTCCATCTTTTCTGTCTCCTAAACCAATAGATTTATCATCCATGAAATTATTTGTAGCCATAAATACCTTTTAATACCCAAATGTGGGGTCTGCCATCTTCATTCCAGAGCCACCAGAGGTTAATGGATTGTAATCGAACAAACTACTTCTAGGTCTGCTCATCACACCATAACGAATAGCATCATATAAGTGATCCTCAGCCTTAGTATCAATATCCTCTGGGTTTCTCTTGTCCAAAGGTAGGATGGGTAGCTGAGCAATCGTGTTCACACAGTTGCTTGTTATAACTAGTCTTGGTTGTTCTGTAAAGGGGTCAAGTTGTAGCCTTCGATGCAGCTCATTCTTACCAGACACCCTACTTCCAGCACTTCTATCCGCTGGCCTCCACCTACAACCCTCTGCAATCATCTGTTCTGCCAGTGATGGACCTGTATCACCCCTCTTATGCCAGCAACTACTGTCCAACACCCCATATCTTATAGGTCCATCGCTCTCTTCAGCCCTCATCACCATGTGAGCGAGGTCTTTGGCAAGCACTTTGCTAACATATAGCTCACGATAGATGACCAATTGCTCACTTGGAGACACAGCAAACCACACCACAGCACTATAACTTCCGTATCCATAGTCACAAGCCCTAAATTTAGTCCAATTACTTGGTATGTGGAACGGTTCCACTACATGTATCTGCCTATTAAACTCAGTGAAGGCTGCACCTTCAGCAATATCCCAATTGCCCTCCAGTAGTTGCTTCCTTTGATGTTCAGGAAGGGACAACAACATGGTTTCATAGTCACCTGTCTGCATCAAGTAGGGGTTATCTGCCAACATAGCAGGGATAAACCTACGCTTAAACAGTGCTTGTCCTTCTTTACTGTGTCCTTTTGGGTACACTAGAGGTTTAGCAGTCTCAATATCAGTGGCATCAAAGGCTTTACCTGCTGGAGAAGGGTCAATAAACATCTTCTTCACCCAAGCATGGCCCGGACCACCCGGATTTGTTGTAGCTCTCATGAAAATTGGTAGGTCTGACGCTGCTGTACGCAAGCGAGAACGCATATAGTTCCACGGAAATGGCGTATGCCACTGCGTCAACTCATCAAAACCAATCCAGCTAAACGCCAAACCCTGATATCTCAATACATCTTCATCTCTATCAAGGTAGGACATCCATAGTCTAGCCCCTGATGGTGCTTCCCACTGCATCTTTCTCTCACTCCACTTGATGCCGGGATAAATCTTTGGATAAAGCTCTTGGCTTTTCCAGATGAGTTCTCGAAGTTCCTCTGTCGTGTGACGAAGAAGCAACCCAGAAAACTGCGGATGCACCATATACCTCAATGGATCTGCAAGCATGGCGTAGCTTTTACCACCACCAGCAGCACCACCATATAACACTTCCCTCTCTGAGGAAGCTAAGAAGAATGTTTGAGGCCCGGGGTTGGGCTTAAACAATACTTCCCTATCATCAGGTGTCGCTAGAGGAGTCTCTGGCGAGTTTACTATCGATATATTCGGTGAGCTTGCTGTACTGCTCTGACTCGAAGTATCCTGTTGGGTCTTCCCTGCCGAGCCTCTTGGATTTTTCTTCGTACCTTTCCGCTTGCTCAAGGGCTTTTTTGAGCCTTGTGGCAAGGTTGCGGTAAGTAGCGGATTTGAATCCATGCTTTCTTTCAGTCTTTATTCTCTTTAACAATCCCACATGGCTTATCGTTCTACCTGTTGTGGTGGTAAGCCAAGCCGCTACCTGTCTAGAACTGTATTGTTTTAAGTGTTTCTTAGCTAGTTCTAACGCTTCAAGTTCTGTAGGTATTGGCTGCAAGAGGTCAGGATTTTCTTCATCTTGTCTGTAACCAAATGGTATAGTCTTTCTAATCTTTGGAATAGGTACATATGTTTCCTTTGCTTTGGGCTGTGGCAATATCCAAGCCCCTAAGTCTCTTTCACTCACCGCTGTCTTTGGCTGGTAAAATCATGATGCCGTTAGGTGCTGTCACCTGAACTTTCTCTGTCTTCACCAAACCAGCCCTGTCTAACAAATCCTTAGCAGCGTTGAGCTTCTCTTTCAAGCCTAGCTCTGTAGGATCGGAAATACCACTAACAACCGCCATAGCTGCTCTAGGAGCATTCATAGCGATGTATAGCTGTGTAGCCTCAATCACTTCTTCCTTGAGAGTGTCCATAATCATCTTGGTAGCATAGCCTTCGCTGTAACCAGCAAGCTGTCTTGCCTTGGAAGGATTGCCCCCAGCCTCAGCAAATAACACCTCAATGAATTTCTTCTGTTGTTCGCTTAGTTCTCTTTTAGCCATAATGTTTCTTTAAATAGTTGAAGTGGTGAATTGTTCAGATACTCTAACGCTTACTTCCACCGCACTGTTTACACTGCATAGTCCTCTAATCTTGTCATCATGTAACAAATAGAAAGCATTTGTAATTTGCAGCATGCTGTTTGGTTCTAGTCTCACTGTCTCAGCAATTGTGTAATAGGTTGTATTCGTATGGCTGTACCAGTCTAAAGAGAATGTTACAGCACTACTTGTTACATTGGTGACGAAGATGCTTTCAACAGCAGCCCTGAATGTAGGAGGGGCTGTGTAGATGTCTTGGTTGCTGGTTGTTAATACAGCAGCTACAGTTCTGTTCTTTGTTGTCATGTTAAATCGTAGAATGTAAGAGAACCAATACCGCCACCAGTCCCTGATATTGTTCTCGCAGCTAATGTATATATATCACTAACAGCAGCCAAAGAAACACCAAGTTGTAAATCCCAGTTATAACCAGATCCTGTAGCTAATGGTACTCTACCTGATTTACCTGTAGTGAATTCACTGTAACATATAGTTCCACCAGTCATTGATGTTGATGCTAAATCTTGTTCTACATTGCTAGTAGAAGAAACTGCTGTCCATGTTGGTGTTGTTAATGTTGTATTTTTAAACAAAGCCAATTCATAATTGTCTGAAGTGGTAGGTAAGAAATTTAAATTGTATGGAAGCACTACAGCACCTAATGCTGTAGAAGGCAGTCTTATAGAAACTAATGGTTTAAATGTTGTTGTTAAAAATGTACCTGTTGTAGCAGATACCATTCTGGCTGCATGTTCTTGAGATACTGCTTCATAGCCACCCTCAGACATAACAGAAGAACATATCTGTTTCATTGCTGAAGAAGATGCTACAGTTCCTGTGTTAGTTATTTCATAACGAACAGGAAGAATAGCTGTAGTCATATACACAGCAGTTTCTATATTTGAGTTGTGGAAAGTATGGGCAACAATGAATTGTCCATTGATAACAAACCCACATCTCACACTACCAACACCAAGCCATTCAAAATCTAAGAACAAGATTTGTGTCTTGGTCAGGTCTAATGTGATACCACTAGTACCTGTACCATCCAGCTTATCACCATTCCAACTAGCCTTAGCTGCATATCGTGCATCACTTACAGAACCACTGGTAGATGTTCTTAGAACAAATGTAATTCCATTAGCACCCTGTTCTAAAAACACACCATTATCTGTTCCAAAATAACCAACCCTTTGTCTCAAGTTTGTTTTGGCTGTATCCATCTTGAATGTAGCTAATAACAACAAGCTCTTACCCGGCTGATAAGGAAACACTCTAAATGTCTGTCTCACCACTTCATCACCTGAAGTTGTAGACACAGCCATATTTACAGAAGACTCATTAGAGAGATGAGTAGCTGCCCCAGAACCAGCAGTGGAGGTACTGAATTGACTATCAATACCATACCTATTCTGGCTATCAAACAATGTATAAGGCTGACTAACCCTTATCCTCCCAAAGGCATCAGTGTTAGTTCCACCAATGCTAACAGTGTTTCCACTACCAGCAATGCGTACAAATTCTGGGTAGCTAGTAATTGTCATTTCTTCTTAGGCTTCACTTTAGCTTCAGACAAGGCAATGGCAATGGCTTGCTTAGGTGAGGTAACAACTTTGCCGCCTTTACCACTATGCAAGCCTTTGTCCTTAAACTCACCCATCACTTTACCAATCTTAGCTGTTTGCTTTTTAGTAGCCATCATTTACCCTTAATAGGTCCACCACTCTTCCATGCATCGCATGTCCTAGCAGCAGCACAAGTGAATTGAAACAAGTCACAATAGCCTAAGTCAGCAGCAGCTACAAACTCTTCGTCATAAGACAATTCATTCTCAGCTTCATCCTTCTCCAGACCACCAATAATACAAGCCATCATGCTATCTGTTTGAATGAAGGCAGAACAATTACCACACTTCATATCTTTGATATCATCATATGAAGCGTTATACATCTTCATCTTAACATCCCAAAACTCTTTGTTGTCAGCTTCGGGATTGGGAGGACCATAGCCATACTCTTTGAAAGCTATGTTCCTGTTTATGATGCAATACCAGAGAATTGGGATGCAGCTAAGCCTTTTATCGTTGAACAGCTAAAGAACTTGGCTAACGCAACCAACATCCGTGAGATCGGTTGGTTCTTAGACGAAGAGTTGCTTACTGGAAAATCTTTTATTCCAGGGATTAGGACGGGTTACACATCTCAGGCTTACCGAAGCATTCTTAGGAAGGTGATTCCTTTCCCTGGAATTACAGTAGGTGTGAACACTCAACCTCATGGGATAGTGGTGGATGCTAACTTTAGCCTGATGCAACTTTATGCAGCAGGAACTGACTCAGTAGCTTTAACAGGTGGTCCAATCCCTAATGGATCAGACACGATCACCTACACAGCCACCGACATTGTGATAACGTCCTCCTTGGCTTATGATAGAGCTTGGGCAGTAATAGAGTACATACAGGAGCTTTGACATGGGTTTTTTTAGTGGTTTAGGTAGTTTCTTCACTGGGTCTCCTGAGATCCGTGAGAATGTTTCTACTCTTAGAGATGATCAGGAGCCTCTTTTTAGACAGCTCATGAAAGCTAATATGGGAAGGGGAGCTGGTGGTTCATTCGGTTTAGCATCAGACTACTATCGAGGTCTTCTTGGTGGTGAAGACTATGATCAGTTCTCTGCTCCTATGATGAGACAGTACCAACAAGACATAGTACCTGGATTGTCGGAGCAATTTGCTGGAATGGGTGCTGGTGGTCTTTCAAGCTCTGGTTTCAGAAATGCTCAAGTTCAGGGAGCTACTGACTTAGCCGAAAGACTAGCACAACTCAGAGCTGGGCTAAGACAATCAGGAGCTGAAGGATTGATGAGACTAGGTCAACAAGGACTGCAGAACTACTCTCAAAACATGGTCACTCAACCTGGATCATCTGGACTATTAGCCTCCGTAGCTCCAGCTATAGGAACTGGGATAGGTGCTTATTTCGGTGGTCCTGCTGGTGCCGCAGCAGGTAATGTAGCTGGTAACGCTGTAGGATCTTGGTTTTCTGGATCCAACAGTGGAAATAAAGTGGGTGTAAACAGCGGTCCTTACGGACAAGGTGGACCTACTGCAAGCCCAATGTCTAGGCCATCTGGGATGTTGAATCAAAGAATGCAAAATATGT